CTCCATTTTCAGCATGAGAAAAATTATAATTATTTTCAATACCAAAGTTTTCTATTAATGATATAGATTTTTTATTATAGCGCGGAACAATTTGACCTTTTCCATCATGAATATATTTTAAAGTAGATATTCTCATTTTTAATTTAGTAGCATCTGTGTGTTTTCTATTAGTCTGAGTTTTATGATACTCAGGACACTTTCTGCAGTATTTATGCCATGTTATTGAATTTCCACAATTACACTTCAATAAAGAAAAGTTTTTATCATACTCAGCTATAAATTTAACTCTTTTAGAAAACGAAATATAGTATTGTATAGATGCTTCCGATATTTTGTTTTTAAATCTGGCAACAAAAAAAACTTCTAAATCTTTAGTGTGTTCATAGATTGACTTGTATAATATCATATCGGCTTTTATAAGACTTCTATTTTTGCCTTTTCCATATAATGACTTATAAAAATCGTCTCTCAGTAATAATTCTCTAGTAGCGCTATAATCATATGTATCTTTTATGCTATCAATAGCGTTATTAGATTTTTCCCAAGATATTTTTACTCTATCTGCAATCGCATTCATGTTAATAAATATTCCACATAATCACTAATTAGAATGTATGTCTGAATATAGATCATGTAAAGATATAATTTTTATCTCTTTAGTCAATTCATCTAAAACACATATTTCAGAATCTCCAGCGATGCAATCACACTCTTGTGCTGCGTTTCTTACGCCTAAATCGATATCTTGTTGCTTTCTCCACTCAATGTCTCTTTCAGGATGTACTGTCCAAGGTAAAGATATAGGTAAAAATGCGTTTTCTTGTTTTTGTGCTTTTGAGTATGTTGCATGAAACCAGTTACCAACACCATTTGGAGTCGATAAAGCTATACACCCTCCTCCGGTAGCTAAGGTCATCTTAGCAGCTGTGTAAATTGTTTCAATATTATCAATGAATGCGGCCTCATCTATTACTAGTAATGATACAGCTTCAGAACGACCAGCGTCACCTGCTGCAGATACTGCTTTAATTTGAGAACCGTTACTTAAACTAAGACTAAGTTGATTATTTGAAGTAGATTTGGCTATTTTTTTCATCCAATCAGGTAAATTATTGTAAGCAAATCTTACTTTAGTTACCATGTTTTTTGCAGTTTCCTGCTTAGTCGCAATTACAAGAACGTTTTTATCCCTTTGAAACATCATTAACCATAAAGAATAAGCAGAAACTAGTGTAGATATTCCTAATTGTCTTGACTTATTAATAATCGAATCAGAATGTTTTTGAAATAATTTCAGTACTTGTTCTTGAAAAGGATAGAGATCGAACATTTGTCGACCTCTTTGAGGATGTTGAATCATATAAAATTTCTTCATGAAATACACTGGGTCTGTAGCGCATTTCAAGTATTCATCTTTTATACGTTCTTTTATATCTATATTATCATTCTTAATTTGCATATTTAAAATATAGTCCTCCTGTTTTATTAATTTTTTTAGCGCATACTTTTATTATATTAGAATAATAAATAATTTTTATATAATCATCTAAAAGTTGTTCATTAATGTTATTAGACATTAATTTTAAATACTCTTCCTTAATTCTATCTTGTATGTTTATTCCTTCAGCAGCCATATTATTTATGAGTAGCAATCAATACTGCTCCTGCAGCAATTCCTAAAACTATTGTTTTAATTTTTTGATTTCTAATTGATCTATTTGCTTTTTTAAGACTTATTTGTAGACCTCCAACTTCTTGTTTGTATGTATCTATTTGTTTTAGATGCAAATCAATAATAGCTTGATCATCTGATTCTTTTTTATTAAGAACACTAATGACTTCTTCTTTATTTGTAATAATATCTGTTTGCACAGCTACTAAACTATCTGTTTTAAATAATATGCTTTTAGTTTTATCATATTCTAATAAATCCACTATTGCTGCTTTGGATACTGGTAAGGGCAATCTTGTTGTGTCTTTCGTAAATACGTTATATAATTGGCCATATCTGTTTAAGAAGAAACTATCGGCTTCCATTGGAGTATATACCTTAATAATTTTAATTCTTGAACTATCATGTTTTAAATTAAAAATTGCTCTTTTAAGATCAGTAGATTCACCTTGAAGTTGATCATTCCAGTCTTCTAAAAGAAATATTCTATTTTGTAAAGAATCATTTTTAAGGCTAAAAAAAGTAATTTTATCTTGTAAAGAATCAATTTTTACTATATATGGTTTAGTATCAAATTTCTTTTCTGGCTTAAAATAATAAACCAAAAACGCAACTATAATGACTGATAAGACAGATACAATGATTGTTTGTTTCATAAAAACTATTTATTATAAATATGTAATTAATTTGATTCGTCTATAGAAGATCTTTTAGTCTTATAAAAAGATACAGACTTTTCCCAAGATAATTGAGAATGTTTTAATCCATAAATGTAATATTCTTTTTTACCATCAGCGTAAATCCATGCAGGACCATCTATTGAATGTGGCTTAGCAGTTTCTCCAGGAATTTCTACTAAATGTATAGTATTACCATCTGTAGTTGTGATGATTCTATATTGCGGTATATTTGACATTATAACTTGTTTAAACAAATATAACCCGGTCTTACGACTGGGTATAATTTATCTTTTATGTATTAAAGAATTCTGAAAGCTAATTTTTTGTTGGAGGGCTTATATGCTGATAATGCTGAATCAAATTCAAATTGAGAACTAGAAAAACTCTTTAAGTTAAAATTAGCTGTATTTTGTTTAACATTCATTGTTAAATATAGTTGTTTAACTTCAGATTTACTCATTATATCAGTCAAAGCTTTTTTGTAAACTTTATCGCTATTTAAATAAGCCGCTACATAATTAGCTAATGGAGCAGTTACAATTCCAAAATATCTTTGAGGAGACAAATCTCTCCATTTTAAAGGAAAGTTTGGAGATTTTTGTATTAATTTAAAGAAAGACCCAAATTTATTTTTTATAATACCTTCTTTTTGTTGATCAGTAGTGGCTGATTTTAATAAATTTTGCATATAAACATTTAAATTACCGTGATTAATATCTTGAGCAGGTATTTTTACGATCTGTGATAATTTTTCAAGTCCAGCTAAATGTTCTAAACCTTCAGATTTTATCATTTTTGCAACTTCAATAGGTCCTTGAATTGCATCGAATGATAAAATAGTTTGAAATATTTTATATAATTTTTTTTGCCCTGGTGTAGTTAATTGATCTTTTTTAAGATTTTTTATAGTATCAGTTATAGTTGCTGCGCCACCTTTATTGTATTTAGAAGATACATTATATCCGTCTAATATAAAATCTGCTAAAGGATTTGCTTCATCTGCAGGGAAAATTAATCCTGATCCTGAATCTTTTACACTGTTTAATAATACTATTGCTCCTAAGCACTCTCCAAAATCAGAACCAATCATTCCTAAATCTTGCGAGCTAACTTGTGAAATAGCTTTTTTAGTTCTTTCACTTAATTGAATAGGCTCATTATATTTTGTAATTTCTGATACATCTTTAAATCTACCTTTTGGTGATTTTGCTAATACATCATCTACTAAACTATCTAAAAGTTCTATTAATTTTGGATTATTTGTAACTGATGGTATATTATTTTTAATTGTAGTCGCTAATGTAGCTGCGCGTTTAAATGATTTAGAAGTAACACCTAATTTATTTGGAGTTAAAGCTTTACCTTTTGTGCTTGCGCCTTCTTTCATAGTACTTACTACAAATATGGATTCTCCTTTCTTATAGTTATTAATATCTTTTACTAATTCAATTTTATAAGTAGGATAAGTACTAGATTTGGACTCACCTTGATTTTTTTGAAATTCAGTTATTTTAAAAGTTCCTTTAGGTAATAATTTACTTAAAGTTTTTTCAATTACAGATTTTGTATCTGTTGATGTTTTAAAATCAGCTCTTAATACTGGACCTCTGTTACCTTTATTCTCTGTTGATACTTTAAATCCATCATCAGAAATTGCTTTTTGAATAGCTTTGTAAAGGGTTACTGTTTTTTCTGTGTTCTTTTTCATTTGATTTGTTTTTGGTTTAGAAGGTAAATTTACTTCTTTTACCAATACCCTAATCATTTCTTGATCATTCACAGAAAATTCTTCATTGGTTATCAATAATAAATTTTTTAACATATTGATTTTCAATGCTGATTCTTTTAACGATTCTTCACTTTCTGGAGCTGTTTCTTCTCCTGTTTCAGTGGTTTCTGTGCCTTCCTCACCTCCAGTTTCTGTAGTTTCTGCACCACCTCCAAATCCACCACCGCCTCCAGTAGATCCTCCTCCAGTTTCTGGACGAGTTCCTTGTTCTGCTCCTTCTGGGCCTTTGCTTTTTAAAGGATTTCCAAACTTAAGAAGTCTAGCTATAGCTTCCATAGCTCTTTCTTTTATACCTATATTATTTAAATAGTATCTTTTTCCTGCTATATTTGCTTCATATATATTTTTCCCCATATATTTTATAAAGAAAAATTGACCATTGTGTAATACAATTTTAAATGTAGTTGGTTTTGGAGCAATAACAAAAATTGCTGTCAAATACTGTTTAAAATCATTGCTCATTAATTCAACTAATGTCTCTCTTAACCCATGATATTTACGTATAATAAATCCCATAGGATCCTCTTCAAATCCTTCAGGTTTTTTAGGTTTTTCATTTGGTTGCTTTTCAGGATCATTTGGATCTGCGTCTGCTTCCAATAATATTTTTAATATGTTATTATTATCTATCATCATGGTATTAAATTAACAATTATTGTGTAAAATATAAATCAGCCTCTGCTATTCTTCTTCTTTCTAGTCCTGGGACTTCTTTACCTGATGCTCTATCCCATCTTAAAAATTGATTTCTAATATCAGGATTATTTGGATTAGAATTAATTTCTTTTAAAAGAGTTGAACTTTCTAAAGCGCCTTCTCCTAAATTATACTCAAAACTAATTATAGCTCCCCATTGATTGGGAGTTAAATTAGCATGAACTATGTTTGGTAAATGAGAAGTTTTTACATTTACTTCCCACATAAGAAATTCAATTGCTTGATCTTCTGTAATTTTAGGATCTCCTACTTTTACATACTTACCTCCTAAATAAGTTGGAGGATATTGTATAGTACCATATCCTATAGTATCTACTCCAGGAGGATCTATTAGATCATGATATGCATTTAAATAAAGACCTTCAAAAGACTTAATTAAATTAATGCAATTACTATTTGCTACCATAATTATTTATTTTTAGTATAACTGTTTTTAAATTTTTTCTTTCTCTTTCTTTTAATATTTTCAAAAATATTATCTAAACTCATATCATTATTATGTTCAGGTTCTTCTTCTGGCTCATTATTATCTAAATAAAATCCATCTGCGGCTTCATCTAAAAATGTACCAGATTTAGTAATATGATCTACTATCCATGCTGGGATTTCTTCCCCGCTATGAACTTTTTCTAATAATTCATTTACATTATCTAAAATATGTTCTAATGTTTTTTTAACCATAAAAACGGTATCTTCACCTTCTTCTATATATCCACACTCTTGACACTTTCCTTCATACATTGCAGGAACTCCACATTCTTGGCACATTCCGTATTCTTGTTCTTCTCTATGAGGATCATAATCTTTCATTCCAATATGAACAGAATCTTCTTTTCTTTTAGGAAATTTAGCTACAATAGTATCTTCTATTTCACCAGGTTGATGACCAAATTCTTTAAGGAGGGCTAATTTTAATTTAGTACTAGTTTTCATGTTTATTTTATTAATATAAATATTGTGATATTACCATGCTCTACAGCTCCAATAATTAGCACGATCTCTAGGCCCTGGATTTTCGCAGTGGTGACGTGCTCTATAAGATTTTCTATGTTTCGGTAAATGTTTTTTTATTGCTACACCTTTTTGACCAAAATTAACTTTAACCACATTTCCTTTTGCATTTTTAACATAGACAGATCTTTTTTTAGGACCATCAGGAGTAAGAAATGGTTTTCCTAAAGTAACAGTTTTACCATGATACTTTGCTTCTTGTAAAGAATTCCAATGTTTTTTGATATATTCATATAAACATTGAGGACAAAAATGATTAGTTTCAATCATTATTTCTTTTTTTCTTCTTTTTTATGTTTTTTTGATCTTTCTACTCTTTCAAGTTTATCCATTAAATCATCTATTTGATGAGCTAAATGAGCAATATGTTCTTTGTGAGATCTAGCATTTTTAGGATCTTCTTTTGCTAAATCTACATGATCTTTTCTTTTCTTTTCTAAAGAATCAATAGTATGAGTGATTTTTTTAGCAACATGATCTTTCTTTTTTTCTACCTCTTCTAATTTTTTAAGATGTTCACCATGAAGTTTTGTAGCCGTTTTAAGTGCGTGTTCTCTGCTAGGATGTAAACTATGCACTTCTTCTGCCATTATAGAATGAGGAGCTAATCCTTTTAAAGGATCAATTTCTTTAATCATTCCTGCTACCGTACAACCTTCATGAGGATGAACAACAGCATGAATTTCTCCTATATGATTTTCATATTTAGGTTTTTTCTTTTTATTTGGAAGACCTTTATGCTTTGTAGAAGCAAAGTCTGTTGCTGATGTTTTTGTCATTGATTTTGCTAACTTTGCGACTTTAGGACTTGCGGGTTTTTCACCTTTTTGTGCGGCATGTACCATTCCCATTAGGCGTTGTTGAGCTTTTGATTTTGAAGGCATCTCTTGAGATTTATTTATAAATATGTTATAATTTTACTTTCTTTTGTTCTTCTATCCATTGTTTAACTTCTTCATATATTTTACTTTTATTACCTTGTGACCAACTTTCTATCTCTCCTGCTTCTGATACAAATGAATCTTTTTGATTTAACCAAGCTTCAATAGCTACTTCTAAATCATCTAATTCTGAATTTTTATTAGCGTTTCTTTGTTCACTAACATACTCTTCCCACTTTCCTTGTCTTTTGATTTCTCCTTCCATGTCTATGGTACAATCAAAGCATATTTTATGAATTCCGTACATTTTTTTGTTCAATTCGTCTGCTTTCATAGGTTTTTGACACTTAGGACAACATAGAGGGAATATTGCCAGACTCTTTAATCCATCAAGCTTTGTAATTGTTTGCTTTAACCCATTAGAGATTGTCCATGAGCGCCCATCTTCTTCCCAGATATCTCCCTCTTGATGATCTTGAGTCTTTTTTTCCCAACCAGCTAATACTTGAGTTTTATCACCTATTTTTTTGGTGATAATATTTCTCATTCTTTGCACATCTTTCTTTGAAAACTCTCTTTTCAAAACTGTTTCTTTCATATTCTTTATTTTATTAATTCAGCAAAGATATTTTTTTTAACCCCTTCGTATATTAGTTCATTTTTCTTACCAAATTCTCTCATTAATATTCCAGCCACTATATTAGCTTCATCTTCTACATCAGATCCAGTTTCTCCTGACTTAGCGTATAATAATCCTAATTCATTTTGTCTATGATGTGTTAATTCATGACCTAAAGTACGTAAAGAATCTGCTAAATTTCTATTTGCAATATACATTACTATTGAATTTTTAGCATCTGTATATTCTCCAAAACTGTGTCTAGCTAATACCCAACTTTTATCATCTATAAAAGTTATTTTAGGAAGGTTTTCTATCTTTAAATGATAAGATGCAAAATCTATAAAATCTTCTATTAAATTTATTCTTTCTTGAGTAGTCATTATCTTGTAAATGATGTTTCTAATCCTCTAACTATAAAGGATCCAGTTATTTTAAATGGTTCGTTCGCAATTGCTTTATCTCTTACAACTATGCCCTCTTGTTTATCAACCGGACCTAAAGGAGAATTCATAGATTTTAGTAATGAATCTCCCAATTCCATAGTAGCTTCATAAATTACAAAAGAATCTATAGCAACTTTTTGGTCTTTAGGATCCGCAATCAAATCAGTTATAGGTGTTCCTTTTTTAACAGCTAAAAATACTTGTTTACTTAATGCGTCTACTGTTTTACCGTCTTTTAATTTTAATTTAAGACCTTTTGTATTATTAGCTTCACTTAACCACTGTTTAAGAGATTTAGTTTGCTTATTTTTTCCATCAATATTAACAGTATAATTTTTAGAAAGAGCTAATCCATAGTTTGGAGTTTTTTCTAATTTAGCAGGAATTGAAGATAGTATTTCGAATCCGTATTTTTTAGCTACTGGTTGCATTTTAGTAATCATAGACTCTAAAACATCTTTAGAGTATGGAATTTCATGAGTTGATCTTGATTTTTTTCCTGGATTTTGAGCTATTTCTAATAGTCCATGGATAGCTAAAAAGTTTTTACCATAATCTTGCACATTTGTCTTGCCTTCAACATATTCTATATTAAGCATTATATTAGGATTTTTAATCATTCCTAATTTAGCTAAATCATCTTTTATTAATGGAAGAGACTTATTAAAAATATCTAATACATTACCTCCAACTTTAATCATTCCATGTCCAGGTATATCGAATCTTGCAGGAAGATCAGCTTTTGTAACTCCTTTTACATCTAATTCTTTAGATGATCCTCTATCAATTACGAATTCTCTTTTTCCATCTATATTACCGAGTCTTATTGAAGCATTTACGCCGTCTATTTTTACTGGTGCGGGATTTTTTGTTAAGAATTTTGCAGTTTGTTCAAATACTGATAATAAATCATTACCGGTTTTAACTCTATCTAGATCGAATGGATGGGCCATATGACCACCAGCTCCTCCTTCTCTTAATAGCAATCTAAGCAAAGATTCATTTAAATTAGAAACTTTTGGTTTTCCGTATAATCTTTTTACGATAGTTTTATCTACTTTAGATAATTTTCTTTTATAATATCCATCATCCATCATTTCTAATCCTTTATTTCCGGCTATAGAATTTATTATTTTTGGATCTGTAATTACTGGTACATCGGATTTTGAGAGAATATCTTCCATTTTCATGGAAGCTTCTAAAAACCATCCTGGGGTTTTTAATAACCTAAATACTTGTTTTAATAAATCTTTTTTTGCTTCTTTTTTATCATTAGTTCCAAGTAAAGCTATTTTATTTCCAAACTCAGTTGGTTTGTATATTATAAATGCATCAGGTATACCATCGTTATCCACGTCTTCTATAGAAACTGCTTTATACTTACTTCTTAATTCATTGTAGTCTGATGCTGAAAAATCCAATCCATTTTTTGCGTAAGTATTTGAGTACATATCCCAAATAACTTTCATATCTTCATCTTCTAAAGAACTTAGATCATAGTCTTTCCAAACTCTATCTTTTAAATCGAATTTCTCCTCTAAATCGTGTTCTTTTAATAGATTTTTAAAAATAGAACTTAGTATAAAAGTTTCTTTTAAAGGTTGACTAGAAAATTTTTGTTTCATTAATTTTCCTAATTTTTCATCCCACCATCCAAATATTCCCTCAAAATTCTTTTTATATTGTTCTGTAGTAGTAGGAGTAGAATGAGCTTTTCTTATATTTGTACCACTCATTTCTCCGACTCCAGGTATATCATAAGATTTATGAGGAGCCACTACCAAATATCCATGTTCTGTGTATGGTTTTAAAGTAGTTTCATCATCGTATTTTCTAAAATATGAATCTTTTCCTGATTTATTTACCCCAATGGTGAATCTAGGATCTTCTTTCATATCCTTTTCTCCTACCATAAACACTACGGCAGTAGTTTTTGGATCATATTTAGAAGTTATTTCTGCTGATTGATAGGGATTTTTTACTTGAACTACTTGATTTCCAAATCCATATTTAGATATGATTGCTTTTTTTTCTTGAAAGTTTAATGGACTCTTTGGAGGATCTACTTTATCTGTGGTTGCTATAAATGTATCTGCTGAACCAAATTTTGACTCTAACCATTTAAATGCCGCTGCATGATGCTTAGAAAATGGTTGAAATCTTCCTGGAAATACGGCTATAACTGTTTTTATCACATTAAATTCCATTAAAGTTTCTTAATAAATATCTCTAAATATGTTCTATCTTAGATTTACCTTTGATCTTATTGATCTCTATATGAGAATCTACAACATCTCGCATAGAATCAATATGGGATATGATCATTATAAACTTAAATTGTGTCTTTAAGTAGTCAAATAGCATGATCATAGAGCTTAAATTAGTAGAATCTAACGCACCAAACCCTTCATCTATGGCTAAAAAATTAGGCTTTGGAAGCGATGACACATTAATTAAAGAAGTTCTAATAGCCAAACTAGCTATGAATTTTTCCATTCCAGAAGTTAGTTCTAAAGGCCAATAATTGTCTTCAGAATACGCTATATATGCGTTAATGGACTTGTCTTCTGCTTGTAACACAATTTGGAAATCAACTATTTGACTTAAAATGTTATTAATTTCCTCTTCTACACTTGGTATGATACTTGCGATTAAGGTGTGCGGAATACCATCTCTATGAGTAGAGGTTAAATACATTTGGTAATCTTTAAATTTTAGTTCTAGATCTCTTAAATTATCTATGGATTTTTGATAAGAATCTCTATTTTTTTCAGTTAGCTTATATTCAATAGTGAGATTGGTTATTTGCTTATTCACTGAGGTTAAAGAATCTTCATACTCATTTTTTACGGTTTGTAAAGAAGATATCGTTTTATTTACTTCTTCATTTTTTTGAATAGATTCTAAATGATCGTAATATTCTTTTATAAGATCCTTTTCTGTTTGTAGCTGAATATTTCCCTGTCTAAGTTTATCATAGATCTTATTTATTTCTAATTCTAATTTAGATTTTTCTAATTCAAATTTACCAATTTCAGCTTCTAAATCATCATAAAAATTAGAAATTCCTTGCCATTCTTTTAATTCATCAACTTTAAATTTTAATTCTTTTGCCTCATTTTCTAATAAATTAACTACTAATTCTTCATTTACGATATTTTTTTTAGTTTCTATAGCGTCTTTAACAAAAATATTATTCATACAGAAAGAACAATTTTCATCGTACTTTAATTCTGCAAGTTTTTCCATCTTTTTTTGACTATTCCATAAATTAGTAGAAGCTTTTGTTAGCTCTAAATTCTTTTTAGTTAATAATTCTCTATTCGTTTTCCAATCTTCTACGCCTTGATTTACTTCTTTATGATTCAATTTCGATAAACTTTCAATTTTTTCTTTTAAAGTAGATTCTATTTCTTCTAATTTTTTCTGTCTATCGATAGTCATTTGATGTAATTTTGTTACAGCATCTTCTACACCCTTTTTATTTCTATTAAGATTATCTATATTTTGAATTTTTGAATTCAATTTAATTAATTCTTTTGTTTTTTCAAGAATTTCTTTGTCTTTTTGTTGAATTTTAAATACTAAATTATTCTTATCTTCTGTCTTTTCTTCTATTTGAATTTCAAAAGTTTCCATATCATAATTAGCTTTCTTCAATAAATCATGATAATCTTCTTTTTGATGTTGTTTAAGTAACACAGAAAGATCTCTTGATTCATTATTAGCTAATTGATATAATTCTTCATAGATATTGATGTCTAGAAATTGTGATAATAAATCTTTACGATCACTTTGAGACATATCAATAAATCCAGTATTATTATTTTGAACAGACAACGCAGTTAATATAAAATCTTCATAGTTACCCATGATTGATCTAATATTAGCATTAGTATCACTACGATCTTTTCCATTTAAAGAAGTAATTTCTTCTCCATCTTTACAAGAAAAATCCACATTAACTTTAACATTACCTTGTTTTTGTTTAATTCCTTTTCTTTCAATTGTATATTCTTTACCATGTAATTCAAAAACTAATTTGCAATGAAAATTATGAGATTGATTGTTCATTACTTGAGCAGCTTTTGATGTTTTAGAACATTTATCAAAAATACAATAAGTAATAGAATCCAATAAAGTAGATTTTCCACTAGCATTTGGAGCAAAAATACCATATGTTCCTTCCATATTTGAAAAATCTATTTGATTACCTTTTCCATAAGAGAACATGTTATCAAATTCAAACTTTTTAGGAATCCACATTGAATTTCTAGGAACTTCCGATTTAGAAAGAGCATTATTTAAGTTAGAATTTATTTCTAAAATTCTTAGTATAGAATCTTTATCTATTTGAAAATTATCTTCTAAATAATTCGATAATACTTGATTTTGATATTGAAGATCTCTTACATCAATAGAGTGAATTTTATGTGTTAAAAACTCTCCAACAAGATCATTAATCTTTTGAATAGAAGTTTCTATTACGTTATATTTTTCTTTAACATCAGAAATTATATCTTTTATTGTAGATTGACTTGTATTTTTATGTCTTATTCTCAAATAAAGATTTTTAGAAAGATCAGAAGGTAATTTATCGTACTTTCCTTTATCTACATAAATTGTATAAAAAGATGTATCATTTTCTATTTCTACGTATTCAGCACTTCTATTATTTAGATCCCACACTAAAATGCCTTTACCAATTGTTTCTCCATGATTTTGTTGAATTAAAGATCCTGGATATCCTATTGTTTTATCTTCATTTAAAAATTGTCTAGTGTGAATATCTCCAAATAATCCGAAATCGAATCCATCAAAATCTGATATATTCAAGCATTGATCTAATAATTGAGCATTTTCTTTTATTTGAACTCCAGTTACCGGTCCATGATATAAACAAATTTTGTATTCAGTCCTTAATTTATCTGGTTTAATGTATTTTTCTGGTTTATCAAATACAGACCAATGAATAAACATTATATCGGCTATAGTAATTACGCACGTGTCTATTAAATAGACTAAATTTGGATGGTTTAATGCCTTTACTATCGGAGTAAGTGCGTCCATACGGTGAGAATTATTTAAATTCGCATCGTGATTTCCAGGAATCATTAAAACAGGTCCAATATTACATAACTTTCTTAAAAATTCTTGAACTATATTCACTAATTCAGGAGTTACGTCAGTTTTAGAATGAACAATATCTCCTGTTAACAAAATTAAACTATCGTCTGTAAAAGTATTAGTTATGTATTTGTTTAATCTATCAAAAACTCTAGAATATTCATCATGTCTTTTAAAATTTCTAATGTGTATATCACTAATGTGGTATATTTTGTTTAATTTTTCAAGATCAAAAAATGTGTAATTACTTTTCATATTATTTAAAATTGCAATCTTTTCAATAAAAGATCTGCGAATGTTATAGGTTTAGCTTGTTGTAGTAAGTGTGTCATTTTTTCGAAACCCAGATCACTTGGGTCTTTACCTTCCAATTCAATTAAGTATACTTCTTTGCCATGGTCTAAAAGAGTCTGGGAGTATAGCAGGGCTTCTCTTAACGCATCTTTATCTAGCGCTAGATATATAGTTTTTACTTGGGACTCAACCAATTTTAACATTAATGCTTTTGGAATAGTTTTACCAAATAGAGGAATAGCGTTTCTTTTTATGGCAATAGCATCAAATACGCCTTCGCATAATATTACTGGCACATTCCAATTGATAAAATATTCCATGCCAACAATTTCTGTTTTATTTATAGCGGGTGCATCATATTTTAAAAATGGATCCTTTTCATAGGATCTAGCAATAAAGTAGTTTAATTTACCAGTCTTATCATAAGAAGGAACAATAACTTTATTTCTATATCTTCCTGTTTTGCAATATCCTAAATTGTATTTAAGGACATCTGGAGATTGTACACCTCTCATTTTTAAGTATGATACGGCTCGACGATAATCAAGCGATCCATCATTGTCAGTGATGGATTCAAATTCATTTGGTAAAAATACGCTTTTGTCTCTTTTGTCTTCGTCGATAATAGTTGTATCGTTCTTAAAATAACTTTTCATCTCTTTTAAACGTTCCAAATCAACACCTAATTTATTAAAAAGAGATACAGGAGTTTTTCCTTTTGTTTTAGGAAAACACGTCCAACAATTATATTTACCAGTCTTTACATTAATAATTAATTTTGGCTTTTTGTGATTGCAGAAAGGACAACTAAACGCATAATCTAATGTGTTTCTATCTTTTTTACCCTTACCGAGTACAGATTCTAAAAGTCCTAATACGTAGTCATGCGATTCCATACTAACTAATATAACGATTAAATTCTAATTAAAAAATAAAATTCTTATGTGTAGAAATAATTTGATGTACTTGAAAAATATTCTTTAATTGTATCGTAACTAACATTATATTTAATCTATGTCTTAGATAATAAATAACCAAGGGGATGTTAATAGAGGATATAAATA